ATAGAATCATGAATCAATGTCTTATGCACTGAATGTTTGAATTTGACTACTGGTGTGTTGATAGTGCCATAGTACTCAAAGGAGGTGTCCTTGTCTAAGAACATCAAAGGGGATTTCTGCGTAGGTTGTGCTTGCATCGTGAAATCTTTGACACGCGTTATATTAAATTCGCCAATGTCCGTTGGTTTCATTCTGGCACATTGGTTCTCATACAAAAATTTCTCCGCTTGCACTATATCTCGAGCACACACCATATGAGAGACACCACATTTATCACGCCCACTAGTGTGGTAACTGTGTATATATGGTACTTTTGCATTGCAAATCAATATCATGCCACAAAGCCCAATAAATGTATTGTCTTTAAGCATATAACAAAATCCGTTCGAATCAAATGCTTCAGACTTATCGATATATGACGCTCTAAGTCCCTCTCTGTACTCTGCCTTAATAAAGAAATCATTGACCTTAAGTTCACCCTCTTTATCCTTGTAGAGGGATTTGCAAATGACTGTATCCGTTGACATCTCCTTTGCTAGAAGTGGTACGAGATTTTTCCTATCACCCAAATTGGGGACATGGTATATACTCAAATCTCTGTCCTTCAATTTAAAACCATCGCTCCTTACTAGTATGCACTTGATAATACCACCGCTATGTTCCCGTGATCCTACATATATCGTAATCCTTGTAAGGACCTTGGGTATAAAATGTGTTGGGACTAATATAAGACCTGATTTAAGAATCAATGCTGTGCACTGGCAGTATTTGTCATCATCTGTTGTATATTCAATAGTGGCCATACTCTTCTTCACAACTCCAAACAATTGTGTGAATGTAATATTATGGTCTTCTGATTTGAGTATAGGGACGCATTGTACCCCTCCCCACACTGGCCTGGCATTGGGTATTGATACGATGCCACCTTGACAATCTCCATCAATATTGGGTGTTTGCACTGGTGGTTTTGTCTTCTTGCACTTCTCCTCTCGAATGGGCGTTATGATCTTGGCGACAATGCTCCTTACTAATGTGAGTGCTCCTGCAACAAATACTAGGGTCCATAATACGGATAATCGCTTCTTCATTAAACTAGGCATCCACTTCAATGCTAACAAATTACTCCAGCGTAAATTGCGCGACACATAATAA